AGTATGGTATAAAGTCAACTACGCTCCAAGTCTTACCGGACCTAGAAGAACCCTCTAAAACTACTCCGTTCTTTTCTGGGTCTTTGTAGCTCTTGAATATTTGTCTAAGGTTCGGGTTTATCTTCCTCATTCCCTTCCGTTAGTTCCTTCGGATATAAGTCCTCGATTGTTTTTCTTTGGGCTTCGAGGTTAACGTCTCTAACGTCTCTAAGACCTAAATCTCTAGCTATAATCATTGGTTGAAAGAGTCCAGCAGTAGCCCCTTCAAACTTTTGGTTCCTGATTATTTGTCTTATGTGCGTTGTAATTGCAACAAAATCTTTTCTTTCTTCATACAAATTAAACCCAGTATGAGTAATACCTAAATGAATATAAAGCCCCTCCATTGTGTAAGGTCTTTGCCTCTTTACGGTGTCTTTGGTGTGAGTATCTCGGTATTTTACTATTTCTTCAACCTCGAAAGGGTTATTATCTACATAGTCGAAATAGTCTGTTGCAGCTTCCCAAAGTTCTTCGGGTGTCTCGTATTGCTTTAGTCTTCCGTCTCGAAATCTTAGCTTGTAGTATTCGTTTCCTTTAGGTGCTCCCATTACTTTATAGTTTTACACCGTCTTACGGTAGTTTTTACTCCTTGTTTTCCGAAGTATTCTCCTTTTTCCTCGTGAGAGTTATTCGGGTTTTCCTCGCATAGCTTCTCTACTTTTATCGAGCCTTCGCTTCTACTCGATCCGTCGTCGAATTGATAACTCAGGTATGTAGTACACTCATAGCACTTTTGCTCTGGTTCTTTTTTGCACCCGATAATCGAGGCTAACATAGTGAAGAACAAAGCCACAAATAAGACAAAGTTTATTCTTCTATTAATTTCCGCTTTTGCTTTTTCTGTTGTTTCCATGATACAAATTTACGTTTTTAAAATAGTTCAGGTTGTTTAACGTCTTCTTTAAACCTTCTTTCGGCTTCTTTCATGTTCAAAATAGCTTGTTTGAAGTATGAGTCTTTTAACTCTATTCCTATCGCTTTACGGCCCATTGAAACGGGGCTAAATACTTCTGATCCAACGCCCATAAATGGAGTAAATACAACCTCTTTAGGATTTGTGTATAAACTCACCAATCTGTCAATAACGTCTAATTGTAAAGGGTGAACGTGTTTCTCATCGTCGTCCTCTTTTGCTGACTTAAATTGCAGTACGTTATTATTTCTTATATCGTCCCAAACGCTAGAAGCGTAACGTTGCCAAACTATATGAGCTAATTTATTAACCTTTGGATCTCCGTTAAAATCTTGCCATTTCTTTTTAAAATCTTCATAGTTACCGTACTGTTTTTTGTGCATTTCAAGGAATGGTTTATCTCCAAAATAATCAAAGTCAGTTAGCCCGTTTTCATGAGTTACTGGAACTTTGTTTTCACCAGCTTTTCTAAAAATCAAAACGTAATCAGGAATTGCAGTAAAGCACCTTGTTGAATCTTCAACTATATTTTTATGAGTTAAACTCTGAACCATTGTTCTCATTCTAACCTCTAAAGGTTCTTTCCAAATAGTTATACGATTGTTGTAAGTGAACCCATATTTTAAATGAAGTTTAATAATCTCGTGAGGAAAATCCCAAAGGTTGTGTTTAGTCGTATGTGTTATTACGTCCGTACAATGAACTGCGCATATTCGACCAGGCTTCATAACTCTTGACATTTCCTTAATTAGAAATTCATAATGATTTAAAAAATCTTCTGGACTCTCATTATTGCTCATATCTCTTTTATCTGAACTATAAATATACAGTCCAGCAAAAGGAGGTGAGTACACGCTAAAATCTATTGAGTTATTAGGTAGATCGCTTATTACGTCCATACAGTCACCATTATAAATAGAGTAGTTTTCCTCATGCAGTTGTTCTTTCACTTTGTTTTTCATGTTTCTATAAAAATTTGGGTTTAATAATTTCTTTGCTAAATTCTTTATTTTTACTTGTATCAACCGTTTTCTTTAGTGCTTTGCTGATTGTTTCATTGAACTCTTTAGCCTTTTGAGTTTTGTATTTTAACGCCTCTAAGACTCGTTCTTGCCCGTCCGACACAACTAAATCAACTGTTACCTCATTAGTTTGGCCAAACCTCCAGAACCTCCTAATTGATTGATAATATTGTTCATAAGACCAAGTAGGAAAGTAAACAGTATGGCTGCAATGTTGCCAATTTAAACCGAATGAGGTTATTTTTGGTTTGGTAATAAGTCTTTTGATTTCACCATTTGCAAACGCAAGTAAGATTTCTTCTTTCTTTTCAATACTATCCCCTCCTTTTATTTGAACCGCTTCAGTATCTAATTCATTAAGTAGGTTTCCTTCGTCGTTAAAGTGGCACCAATAAACTGAGGTTTTATTATTGGCTAATTCTACGGCTTTTTCGCATCTAATACTTGTCGTATTTTTTTGTTCTTCCCTAACTTCTGACATTGTTCTTGCCTTGCCGTTAAAAAGCATTATTTGATCGTTTATAACCCAATTATTAGGATTTTTCACTTCGTGTATATTCTCAGTAAGTTCTGGTAAAATGTATTTTGTATCGTCAAAACCATAATCACTCGGCTTTTTAATTGACAAAGACCATAAATTTAACCAACTAAAAAAATCATCTTTTGCATGAGGTTTTAAATACCATTTATTACCTATTTCTTGAGGTCTAATATTATTCTCATTATTCCTGAAAAATCTTTCAAGCATATCCATGTAAGGTAGGTATCCTAAAGCCTCTGAACTTGTACCAAATTCGATATAGTCATTCGGAGCTGGTGTCGCAGTACTCAAAATTCTATAAGGAATCTTTTTTACAAATGAAGTGACTTGTCCTTTAATCTTACCGTCGAAGTTTTTTAGTATTGAACTTTCGTCTAGGATCACTCCGGTAAAATCTTTAGAGTCGAAGTAGTGCAATCTCTCATAATTGCAAATAATTATTTTTTTCGAGTGCTTTCCAGTCTTTGAATATTCAACGTCGTCGATACCTAAGAACTCAGCTTCTTTTATAAACTGAAAAGCAACGGCCAAAGGAGTAAGTATCAAAACTGGCTTATTCGTATGGTTTACTATATTCTTTGCGATTGACAACTGGATTAAAGTTTTGCCAAGTCCAGTATCCGCAAAGATTGCCATTCGGCCCTTCCTTACCGCTTTTTCAATAATATACTTTTGAAAGTCAAAAGCTATTTCAGGAATGTAATTAGGCTCAAATCCTGAGTCGCCTATTGAGTGCCGTTTGGCCTCTAAAAATTCTTGATAGTTCATGTTTTTGTTTTTGTTTCTTGGTACAAAGATATTTATTTATTCGTACAATCCTAACTTTTTATTTATTTCTCGCCTTAGTTCTATTCTTTCTCGGTTAGATAGTCGTTTTTCTTCTTTAATTAGCCTTTTAACGGCTTCTCTCGCGTTTTTTATAGCTTCCTTTAGTTCTTCCTTAGTCGCCTTTAGTTCGGGGCTTAAAATGGCTAATTTGTATTTTATCTCATATTTAACACTTTCTCCAAATGTTTCGTCGAGTCCTTTCTCATAGTTCAAAAGGTTTCCAGATAGATACGAATTGCACTTCTCGCACTGGCGAAATATATTCAAAAGGTTAAACCTCAAAGCTGGATTGGACCCAACCGAATGAAAGTGGCCTCCGTTTACTTTTCCTTCTTTGGTTCCGCATGATATACATTCTTGGTCGTGGTCTATTCTCCTTGCTATCTCATTAACCAATATTTGTAAATCCTTTTTATAACTCGATAAACTTTTAATAGCTTCTTTCATTCGGGCTTTTTTTTGCCTCCAGGAAGCTGATCTTTTCTTCTCTTGCTGCTCTTTGGCGTATCCAACAGAACAGTCGAATGAGCAACATTGCTGAAGTGGCCGAACTGGATCGAACTCCGACTTGCAGTATTTACATTTCTTTGGCTTCATAATTTACTAATCCATTGGTTATAAATCTCGGTTGCTATGTTTGCGGTCATTACAGGTGGTACGCTCATTCCTATTAAATAAATAGGTTTGTTTGTCACAAAATTATAATCCTTTGGATAACTGCCTCCAAGTATTATTTCAATATCATACAATCTCCTTTCTTCTTCATAATGGTAGTAAGAATTTGATCCTGCTCTTAATGTTGGCAAACTCCTACTTCTATCAAGTTTTAATTCTTGGAAATAGTGTCCTTTTTCGTGTGCATCTGCGCAGCTGCGACCTTCTTTTATTTTTCTCCAATAAGGTAAAATACCCTCTGGTATATGAGTAATATTATCTTGTTTAGTTCCTGGTCTTTCAATTTCTTTATAAGTTATTTCATTCTCATTAAAATTTAATTCTAGTTTAGGATTAACAGTAAACATATCTTGCTGATATAAAAAAGGCTCTGCAATGTCTTTCCGTAAGCAAATAAAAAAAACTCTTTCCCGTCTTTGAGGCACTCCCATTTTTGAAGCATCTAAAAGCCAGTGCTGAACGTAATAACCAGCTTCATCAAAATCTCTATAAATTTGCCTTACATACTCTTTTGCATTTCCTAAAAGCAAACCTTTTACATTTTCAGCTACTACTACTTTAGGTTGTAATTCTTTTGCCAAATCTATAAAATCAAAAAACAAATTATCTAAAACCTGCTCGGCTTGTCCTTCTCTAAACTTCTTTTCCTTACCCCAGTCTTTCTCACGATTACCAGCCATACTAAAACTGCTACAGGGTGGTGAACCGTCTAAAATATCGAGGTTGTAAAGTTCTTCTGGTAAATCCTTTCTAAGTTTAAACTTTTGTATTGGTTCTAAATAGCTGTATTTCGGTTTGTGGTTAGTTCTGTAAGCCTCCATCATTTTAGGGTCTATCTCGTTGCATCCTAATACGTCAAATCCAGCTAATTTATAACCCATTGTTGAACCTCCACCACAAGCAAAACAACTAAAAACAGTTCCTTTGTCTTTTGTAAAGTTCGCATCCTTTAAAGTCCAGTTGTATGGAAATTTATGTTTTTTAGTTTTCATTCTCAAAATTTTCTATTCTCAAAAGTAGTTCTACTCGGTATAAATTCTAATTCAATCGTCGAGAGGCTTCCATTCCTATGTTTGGCAATTTCCAACTCAGCGAGTCCTTCGGTGCTTTCTCCTATTTCGTCGGAGGTTATTCCGTAGTACTCTGGTCGATATAAAAACATAACCATATCTGCGTCTTGCTCTATGCTTCCCGAGTCTCTCAAATCGCTTAAAACTGGCTTCTTTGCGCCTCCCCTTTGTTCGACGGCTCTACTCAACTGGCTCAATACTATGATCGGAACATTTAACTCCTTTGCAATCATTTTTAACTTTCCACTAATTAACCCTACTTCATGGTTTTGTGAATGGCTCTTGACTCCAGAAGTCATTAATTGCAAGTAATCTATCACGATCAATCGAATGTTTTTCTCTCTCTTTAGCTTCGAGGCTTTAGAATGAAAGTCGGATATACTTATTCCTCCGGTGTCGTCTATGCTTAAAGGTTGACTTGCTAAATGTTCAACCCAACCTTCGAACGCTTTTAAATCCTCTCCCCTGATTCCCTCTCTCGCTATTTTGGACAAGGGTATTCCTGATTCTTGGCTCACAACTCTCTGAAATAATTGTTCTGCGCTCATTTCCAAACTAAAGAAAGCCGTTGGAATATTATGATTGATTGAAGGTCTTGCCCATAGATTTAAAGCAAGTGAAGTCTTACCCATTCCGGGCCTTGCTGCCAAAATAATCAAGTCGCTATCTTGCCAACCTCCAGTAACCTTGTCCAAGTATCCAAAGCCCGAAGGAATACCGCTTAGTCCTTTCTCGTTCTGAATTATTTTCTCATTCTTTGCTAGTACGTTTTTCGCTATGCTCTGAGTGCTTTTTACTTCTCCTTTGACGATTAGGTTGTTTATCGTGTTTAACGTCGTCTCGGCCTTTCCTAATAAGTCTAACGAATCTATTTCGTAATCGTCGGCCTGAATTAGTAGTTCGTTTCCTGACTTTCTAATCTCTTTTCTTATCCAGCGTTGGTGAAGGATACGGATATGAGTTTCGAGCTGCCAACTTCCATTAATACCATTCGTAAGACTTGCCACGTCCATAACCGTAACAATGTGAAATAAGTTTCGGTTTTTGATTTCCTCAGAAATAGTTAGAATATCGTGTTTGTCGCCTTTTTTGTAAAGGTCTAAAATGATTTGTATAATCGTTTTGGCTTTCTTGTCCTCGAAAATATCAACGCTCAATAAATTTATAACGTCCTCCAGAGCCTCAGCGTCTATCACTATCGCACCAAGTACCGCCTTTTCTATTTCCTCGATCATGATATTACCTCCCCGAATTGGTCTATTAACTGACCTTGTTCATTCTCTCCAGATACTTTTCGCTTTACTGGTCCCGTTGCCGTTTGTTTGTTTTCGTCTTTAAACCAGACTCCTATCATTTTTTGCTTCCAGTTTTTAACTTGATTGCCTTTCGAGTCTTTCCATTTTGCCGCCTCGTAATAGTCAAAGGCTTTTCTTGCTGATTGTATGGAATAACCATTTTGTAGAAAGTAAGATTTTAGTTCTTCAAAAGTGGGAGGTGTAAACCTTTTCCCTTTCCCTTCCCCTTGTTCTTTCCCTTTCTCTTCCTCTTGTACCGAAGGGGCTACCTTACCCCCTTGCGCACCCCCTTCGCTAGGGTCTTGTAAAGGGTTACCATTTAACTCGGTTTTCATTTTGTCTTTATAGCCTTTAACGCTTGATTCTATCTGGTGTCTTTGGCTCTCATAAGCTAATTTAACAACGAAATTTAAACCTTCTGGATCTTGGTCCAAAAACTGCTTATTGATTACTGAAAGTAGAAAATTTAACTTGTCGCTATTTGTTTCGAGTTGATTTAAAACGTCGAAATAACTCCTGAGAAAATTAAACCCTTTGCGCTTTGTTTTCTTCATGGTTATAAAATAAAAAACCCCAACAAATTCATGCGACTCTCACAACGCAATCCTTTATCAGGGTTATTTAAAAATGTGTTTTGATTTAAAGTGAGAGTAATCATAGTCCAAAGATAATCAAAAAGGTAAATCGTCGTTTTCTTTTTCAGGATTATTTTCTTTCGCCTTGTTTCCAGCAGAAGTTAAATTTCTAATCTCTTGAATTATAAACTCGTGAGAAAACCTTTTCTCCCCTCCCTTCTCGTATTCTCTTTGTTGATATGTAGCCTCGACGGTTACTACATTACCCTTTCCGTAGTACTTTTGAATAACGTCAACTAATCCAGGCCGAAAACACGTTAGATTAACCCAAGTGGTATTCTCTTGCCATTCTCCTGACTTGTCTTTGTAGTTATCGGATACCGCTAATGATAGCTTTACCATTTGCTTGTCCATTCCAAAACTGATAATTTCTGGGTCTTTGCCCAACCTTCCTAAAAATCTGCAATTATTATTTATTGCCATAGCTTATTAATTTTTTGATAAATGTAAAAAAACTTCTCTCTCTTTTCTTAACCCTTCTATTGTGTCGAAGGTATATCTGCCTAGCTTGTTCTTCTGTAAGTAACTCGCTCAGCTTGTCGCACCAGTATTTTGAATCTTTAGTCATAGGACAATTTTGTCGTGTTGTTTACACATACGTTGTAGGCAATTAGTTTGCTTATAATGGATGGCATATATTGCAGTTCCTGCCCATGTGCGGTGCTTCAACAACATCATTACTTCCGCAAACATCGCAAACTAACTGTTCGCTTCGCCCTACAACAATATGTATAGGTAATTTTTTAACTACTCCTTGCACCTCTAATAGAGTTCTTTCTCTACTATCATCTTCAATAGTTAAGTATCCCCAATCAGCTTTTTTTAATGCTAATCCATTTAATTCTTTTTCTAAAAACTCTTCTAATTCTTTCATGTCTTTTGTTTTAATCCGTTAAAAACTACCCATACACTCGTTCGTTAGAAAATACTCCAAGTACCCTCACTTCTTCCATAGACCCCCTCTCTACGTTCTTCGCATTGTTTTAGGTGTCCTTCATTGGTCAGGTTGGATATTGATCGTCTAACGCTTGTTAAAGGTACTTGTTCCTTGAATAACATTCTCCAGACTTGGCTCGGAGTGTAATTTATTCTCGGAGTTTGTTTGAAAAAATAAAGTATTAACTTGTCTTGACTCGTTGCCTTTTTCCGGTACATTTCGAGTTGATCTCCTTTCTCTCCTAAAGTATTAAAATAGCTCATGTTTAAATTTTTGACTGTTTCTAATTTCTGATTTTAATAATTGTTTCCTTAACCTCTCGGCCTTCTCTTGCTCTTTGCTCGGCCGCTTTTTAATATTCCACCTTATCCTTAGCATTTTGCTCCATTTGATTAACGTATCTCTCGTCGTCCATTTTGCTCATAATACAAGGAGCAGCTAAGTACTGACCTCTAACTCTTAATATTCCCTCGAATAGCCTTATCTCAGCTTCGATTCTTAAAGCCTTTGAAGTCGTGAAGAACACAAAGTTGTCTGCTCTATGATTGTTTCTTTTCTGGAACTCTAAATAGTTTCGGAGTTCTTGAATGTAGTTTCGGATCTCTGAGATTTGCATTACTTCAATAATTTTTTAAGTTCAACTTCTGCCATTCTTACTCTCTCGATTAATAAGTCTTTGTCCTCTTGTGGAATTGTAAACTCCCAAGTGTTAAGGTTATCGAATGTCCCCTCTTCAACTAAGTGAGGAAGTTCCTCGTCAGTCGCCCAACCTAACCAAGCTAACTTATTTTGGTCACCGTCGTAATTCTCGGCCATGTCTCGAATACCGTCCAACTCATATTGGAAAGGACAATAAACTACGAATAAAGCCTCGTCTAAGCCAGTTAATATAGCATTGGATACCAACTGCCAGTAGTACTCTGGTTTCTCGGCCTTAAATACCTCTATGCTCCTGGAGTCGATTATATCCACCAACTCACAAAAAGACTTCATTGTAAAAGGGCATTTAATGTCTCCGCTTACTTTATCGGATACAATGTCAGGCGCACCGGTCCAAAGTAGGTCAGGGTGCTTGTATCGAGTTTTTGACTCTAATTTTAAATCCATTGGCAACAAGTCAAACGCTCGTTTCTCGACCAACTTGCCCCACATTGTAGGACGGCTTCCATGATCGTTACTTAACTCCCTTTGTAGTCTAATCTCGTAAGACTTC